TCAGCATCTTGAGGGTCAAACCCCATACCGCCACTTTTTTGATTTTTAAATCCTAATGCCATTTTATTGCTCCGTCAGTGAGGCTATAAACTTAAATGTACTAGATACAAAGCCTGCCTCATTACCGGAAACGTATTGAATTTGACCTCCGGCAGTGATTGAAAAGGTGACGCCTGTTTCATCACCTCCGTACTCTTGTCCTATTAACTCCCAACTCCCGTTTTTTTCAATAGCTGTCATTTTGAAAGTGGCATACAGGTCCGCAGTCGCATCGATAGCTACAGAGATAGTGAGATCACCTCCTCGGGTACCGGTTAAAGTTAAACCGGTTACATCGGCTGGACTTGATACATTATTAGCAGCATCAAATGAGCCGTGTTTATAAAGGGCGTCAGTAAATTCCATATTCTCTTTTAAGAATTTGGCATTATTCCCTTTAAAAATAACAACATTTCCCACGACGGGCTCCTATCTTAGTATTTCTTTTTTTGTAATCTCTTTATAGCCGCTTTTTTGCGCATCTTTCTCGGCGGGATAGGGCTATCCTTATGCATTTTTTCTTGATTTAAATAAGCAAAGTCTTTGTTTTTGTAAGGTTTAGTAGCGGGCATATTATTATCCTAGAAAATTAATTGATATTTCACCTGCATTTGCGGTGTCACTAATTGCTTTAATAGATATTCTAGTAGAGGCTGGTATAGAGACGTCAATATCTCCGTTTCCTCCTGGAAATACGTATAATTTATCTACTTCAGAAGAAGAGGCTCCAGTAGCAATTACTAGAGTTTGTCCTGAAGAATCAAATATTTGAATTTTTTTTATTTCAGCACTGGTAGAAGAAACTAATTCTACGTAAGCTCCTGTACCCACGCTTGTAGAAGTGTAATCGTTTCTAGCAAACTCAATAACATCTAACTGTTGGTTAGATACTAGAGATTGTAATTCAGTTATAATAGAATCTTGTTTAGCTTCTGTAGAAGCTCCTGAAGGCAGGGGTTGAGAGGCTAGAGATACTGGCTGAGTCTCAGATAGGTCTGCTTTAGATTGTAATTCCGTAAGCAATGCCGCTAGAGTTGTCTGAGTGGCAAAATCTTTAGCATTTAAACTCTGTAGCTCTGTTTCAACGTCTAGTAAAGTTGCTTCAGTAGCCGCCCCTACAGGGAGAGGCTGAGAAGCTAAGGATACTGGCTGAGTTTCTGTTAAATCAGCTTTAGATTGTAGTTCAACTAATAGAGCAGCAAGAGTTGTTTGAGTAGCAAAGTCTTTAGAATCTATAGAAGATAAGGCGGTATTAGCGTCATCATCTCTTACCTGCATTTCACCACTAGCATTAATTTCTACTGTCTCAGTACCATCTCCTATACGCATAGAGTCAAAAGACGCGCCTGTATGGGAAGTTTGTACGTTAAGGTCTCCCGCAGTTATATTTATATCGCCCGTTGCGGAAGTAAGCTTTACAGGAAGAGGTGCATTATTAGAGGGGGTAGCCGTATCTTCAGTAACTTCCTGCTCAGCTCCGTCTAAATTAAATTTAATAGGAGTAGAAGTAAGCTCTAAACTACCTGTCGAACTTACGATAGGAGTTCTAGGTCTTAAAATTCGTACCGCATCTGATAAACTCGGCTGTGTAACTAGCTTTTCATGAATTTCTACATTATTTGCGTCGGGAACAGCTATTACATATAACTCTTTATCAGCTAATACACCTGACGTGAATTCAATGATGTCGCCAATATTTGCCCCGTGGGTCATAATTTCTAATGTAGTATCTGTAGAGGAAGATATAGTACCTGTACTTACTTCATAAGCATATATAGATGCTTTAACGTCTTTACCCCACTTGGTTTCACCAATAGGTGAGCCGGTGGTATGTTCTTGAAGAGTACGTTGTGTTTCTCTTTGTTTACTTGGAAAGCTTTTTTCCGACGCCATAACATGCTCCTTTGGCTGTTATAATCTGTTTGGTGTATAATGGAGAGCTGCTTCTAACTCAGCTCCAGAAGTTGTTCCTGTTGAAGTAATTTTTATACGAAATACGTGAAAAGTAGAAGAAGCGGTTACCTTAAATAATTGGGCTCCAGCCGCAGCTAAAGCAGGGGCAGAACCAAGTGAAAACCAGGCTGTTCCGTCAGGACTTTCTTCCAGCTCAGCAGTAAAACTACCGTCTGTATAAGTATCCGATTTACACACCAAGATTAGCCCTTTGGCTCCGTTTTCTAGTGAAAATGAAGAGGATGTGGTGATAGCATCGGAGTCGATTAGTTGGCTGATTGCCACCTGTTTTGAACCACTTACCATGATATTCTCCGTGAAAGTACTATATATGTACTAGGTTAAAAAATCAATTATTTACGATAATTGTCGCCAATTTGATTACTTTATTTAGTATTGCGGTACTATTAAAAGAAATGACAGTCAAGATGTATAAACAACTACTTATACTGACCTAACTTATAAAATTAATAGTTTTCATTAACATAAGTATCTATTTCTGTTTTTAAAGTATCGTGCAATTCTTGTGTATATGCTTGCTCTATTTCTATAAATTGTAATTCATATTGAGCACTAGCCCAGTCACCGGATTTTAAAAAATTTTTAATATTTAATATTTTTTTTTCTATAAAATAGGCATCTTCTATAGAAATATCTCCGTTTCTGTATCGCTCACTTATATCTAAACTAAATTTATTATAAAAATTACTACCTTCATAAGCTTGTTTATCATAAATAACTTGAAGTGTTGTCAAAGAAACATCGTTACTTGTTAATGAAGAATAATAGGACATTATTGAATTCTTATCTTCTTCAACGGGCTCTTGTGTAAAATATACATATAAAGTATTTTGCTTACCTGTTGTAAATCCTGTAAATAATGGGTAATTATCTTGCATAAATTCATTAAAGAGTTTATGATCTGCCTCTATATTTAATGTAATATTTAGTCTATACATTTAAACTCACACCTTTTAGACTCATTGCTAAATTCTTTACAAACTAAGGGACGGTGTTCATATATAGAACATAATCTTGTTTTTCTATCTAAAAATACACAATAACCGTCGTCTTTCTTTTTTAGAATACCGTAATTATCTTTATATAGATTAAAAATACAATTGATTTTTTCATTAGAATTATAAGAAGGGTTATCTTTTAAAAAATCATTTAATCTATTTATTATTTTATCTTGATACCCCATTTCTGTAAGATATAGGTATTCTTTATATGTTATATCTACTTCTAATTTACAGCAACTAGATATACATTCTAAACAATTATTTAAGCCCATGTTGCTATCCATATTTCACCTTCAGTCCATGTTGTTGAGTCTGCAAGAGTGCTTAAAAATAAATGAACTACATCTCCTTGATTTAAAGAAACTTCTCCCCAAACTCCTTGAATTCCGTTTGCTCTATTTTTTTTTGCTTGTTGTGCTTGAACCCAAGGTTTAGAAGATACAACAGCTCCTGAGCCTGTATCAACGCCATAAGCAAGCTCTATTGCTCCATTATCTTTGTTTAAGTCAGTTCCTATATTTATTTTACCACTTATAATATAAGAACCTGTTTTTGGAGCAACTACTTCTAAAGTTCCTGACGAAGGTATGCACTCTAAAGGTGTTCCGAAAGCTGCATTTACTGTACCTCCATTTAAATTATTAGCTTTTGCTTCATAAAATTTTTCAGCACTTACTGTTGTTTTATTCGATCCCTCATCAACTACCGAAGTTATTCCATCACTAAAATTAAGTGTGTCGGTTACTGTACCAATTATTACATTATCTTTTTGAACTACTATATTAGACCCAGAGCCAGTATCTCCTTTATCACCTTTAGTTGCCTGTAATTTTATAACAGAAAAACTAGAATCACTGCCTTGAAATGTTCCCGTATTTGAGGCTCCCGCATTCTGTGACTCTAATTGTATTTGAACTTCTATGTAATCATTTGCATTTAATTTAAAAGGAGGAGGGTTTACAACACAAGTCCAAAAATCAGAAGAAGAGCCGGAATTTCGTATATATGCTGATCCGTAAGGCTGCGGCTGAACAACACCATTTATTAAAATTTTAGAGACAAATTGACTCCTTTGAGTAGCTGAGCTTACTCTCAAATTAGCCTCAATTTTATAAGTACCTTCTTCTGATACAGTTATTCTACTGTTGTTTACAGAATTATCGTGTAAAAAACCGGAGTCCTTTTCGACCTCATTATCCCAAGTCAATATCTCAGGGCTAGATATATCTATAGTTGTACTATTGTCTGAGGAATCTAATACAATAATCGGTAACGGAAGGTCAGTAGTTAAATCTGATATTTGTGACTTTGTAATACTAATTTTTGATTCATCAAATGCTATTTTTAAATCTTCATCCGCCCCGTCATTAACTTCTTTTACTTCTAAAGCGTTTGTGCTATTAGTCTCGTCAGAAACAATTATTTTATTTATTAAAAAACTAGAAGTAGTATCATTGGAAGAAATTTTTACATTTTCGTCTATACTCTCTGGTTTTCTTACTGTGCCTGTCGGTGTATACGATTGACCGTCTATATCATAGTCTTCTACACTTACTAATTCCCCGCATTCATCAAAAACAAATGCTCTGTAAAAGTTTACCTTAGAGGAACCTTGGTCGTCTACAAAGCATTGAAATTTAATGTTAGTATTTGGATTATTGTCGTTAATCGGCATCTTTAGCCTGCTCCTCTTTATACTTGTCTAATAACCATTTGTAGGCTACTACAAGTCCGTGTGCTTTATTTAAATCCATAGAGAAAACCTCTTCCTTAAGCATTTTCATTAAAAATTCAATTTTCTCTATGTCTTTATTCACTAGGCTAACTCAATAATTCTAATATCAGCACTATTACCTGACGTAGTAATTCCGTGAACATTAATTCCAGGTCCAAAAGGAAATTCTGCTGTAGCCCCTTTTGGAATTTCAGTACCATTACTAGTTGTTACAGAGCTGTCGCAGCCTATAAATACAGACTTATCTCCCCTGTTCTGTATTGACATTAATTTACGTCCAGACAATTCGGTGGAAACTAAGTCGGTAGCTGTATCTCCGGCAGTAACATTAGAGTAAGCGCAAGAATCTAAAGCCGCGCTTTTAGTATTAACTGATCCGTCAGCATTTATAGCTAGATCATTAGTACCGTCACCTATGGCAACTTTGTCAGTAGTATCATCTAGTCTAGTAAAATCTACAGTAATTGACCCTCCTCCGTCACCAATAACCCAGGGACTAGTGCCTTGAGTAACTTCTATATTAGAGTTTGAGAGATGTACGTCAAGAGCAATATCGCCATTTTCACTTGTACTAGTAAAAAAAGACGTCCCATCTCCAAGTCTTATTGAATCTTCCGTGTGATCTAAATCCACTTCAAGCTGAATATCAGATGTTTTAATATTTACATCAAGGGCACTGCCTGTATGAGTAATAGCCGTACCGTCACTAGCCAGTAAATATGAGCCGACAGTATCAATTTCGTTATCTGTAGGATTATAACAAAGTGCATGTTTAGTTAAAGCCATCTTGCCTCCTTATGACCATACCAGTATCTCTATAACGCCTGGCGTATCAGTTCTAAAATATAGTGTTTGACTTTGAAGATTTAAGCCATCCTCGCTATAAGAGGTTCCTTTATTTATCTCTATATATTCGGGTAGGGTGGATGTAAAACCAAATTCTATTTTCCCTAAACTCCTATGTTTAATAAAAAATTTACTTGTTCCATTTATAATAGCCTGAGAATTAATTACGTTTACATTTCCCGAGGATATAGTAATATTGTATATATTAGGACTAGTTGTAGGAGTTGATTGTACCACAGGTAGGGCATAATTTCCACCTATATCTACTAAATCGGCACAGTTGTTATTAGAATCGCATATTTGTACAGCATCGCTTAGTCCCGGAGGAGCGTTCTTAGCAAAGCCTGTAACAATTAAAAAGCCCGGAGTAGAATCGTAAGTCGATACAAAAAAGTGAACTACCTCGTAAGTAGTAATGTCAATTATTTGAGTCTCGTTACCACTTATACTCTTTAAAGTTGTCCAAGTTGACTCGTCCAGCATACGCGCGCGAACTTCTATAGAGTTGGCGGCACCTAGTCCTTCTGTACTTACTCTAAGATGATTTTCTACTGTAAGTAAATTACCTATACCCGACTCTAATTTAGAGCCTTGGTCTAGTACGTCTCCCGCTGATTGTATAGCATATTTACGGTGAAACTTATCATCATATGTAACAGTATTAGCCATGCTGTCCCTTGGTACTCCCTAAAAACCCCGGCAAGACATACATCTCAACCGGGGCAGATACGGCAGGGAGAGACCGTACCTTAATTACCTAAAAATTAGGTCGTACTTAGGTTAGTAATAACCGCGTGGAAGTTCGGGTCAATGTAAACCTGAAGGTATCCTCCGTAACGAGCTTCGTACTCATCTGAACTAGCTTTACGTAGGAAAACAGTCCCATCATCATCAAACCAACCGAAGTCAGGTCTGTGGTGAATATGAATAAAGTTATCGTTTAGAAAATACATTCTGTCATCTTCGCAGAATCTTTCAGCTACAACAGCAACTGGACCAGATGTAGACATAAATTGAATACCGCTAAAAGAAATAACAACACCGTTCTTATCTTTAACTCCAGCTCTGTTAGGAATAGGATAACGCTTGTCATCTTCAAAGATGTTTAAAAGCTTTTCGAATTGCTTGTAAGAAGTAATGATAAGGTTAGGAACTTTACCAGTCTTCTTTTCAACTCTTAACATAGCTTTGTTCATGAGGGCACTAGAGATAGAAGCAGCAGAAGCGTCAATTTGCTCAGCTTTCCAACGTCTACCTACTGTAATACCATACTTAGTACCAGAAGTAGCGTCCAACACACCTTTAAGTCCTTCAGGGTCATTGTCCTTAGAACCTTGCATGTAAAGCTCGCCTGCAAATGCACCTGATCCAGTTAGACCGGCTAGGGTAGCAGATGAACCTACTAGAGAACAATCTTGAGTAGCAGGGTCATAAGCAAGTACTTCAAGATTTGTTGTTTCAGTGTCAACATTAACAAGATCACGTTCTTCAATGTTAGCTTCTTTAGTAGAAGATGCAAGACGAACTACGTAAGGGTCAGCTAGTGAACCAGCACCAGAAACCTGAGTAGCGTTGTCGCCGTCTGCTAGTTTACCAGTACCGTCATTGAAAAGGGCACGTGACATGTTTCTCATCCAAGACTCAACACCTTTTTGAACAACTTCTTTAGTCGCGCGAACAAAGGCACCTTCGTCTGACATAGCAGCTTTAATCGATTCTCTGTCAATTTCTACAACAGCATACATCTTCTTTGCAGTGATGATAGCTTCACTGTATTGAGCAGTGTTAGCAGTAGGAAGTGATCCAGAACCAACACCACCAGCAAATGATTGAGGGATTGAGTGTAGGATTTGTTTACCTGTAAAATTATAAGATTTTTTAACTCGTCCAAGTAGAACATTGGCAGAGTTATAAACGTTCTCAGAAAGCTTACCATATTTAATCTTAAATAGGGCTGACGCTTCCGAGAGGCTAAATGTTCTGTTTGCAGCCATTTAAATACTCCTTAAAGGTCATCGAAGGAAAAGAATTCCTCCAGTTTGTTACGGGCTAAGCGATCTGCGGCGCTTTCTTTTGCAGCTTCTTCTTTTTGTGCGGTTTTTGCTGCTTTTTGCGCTTTTTTAGCCGGTTGCTTTTTCTGAGTCCCTGCTAGGTCCGGGTATGCCTCGCTAAAAATCTCCTGTATGTCTTCACTAGTAAAATCAGGATTTTGAATTACTACTGTAGCCATATCATGTAAGATTTCTTCAGATAAAGATTCAGAGGATTCTCCTAGCACTGATTCAACCTTAGAGTAGGCTCGCGAAGCCTGTATATACTCTTGAATAGTGTCTAAAGATAAATCGTCTCCGTACTCTTTCTCCAGCTCGGAATAAGCCGCTATCAGTTCTTCATCGTTGACTTGGTGAGCTTCCTGAAAGTCTTTAATCTGGTTTTGCAGTTCTACTAGAGATTGCTGCTCTTCAGACCTCTGAGATTCAGACTCTTTTTGTCTTTTTAAAAATTCATTTTCTTCTTTTATTTCAAATGCTTGTTTTTGCTCATCGTTCATTTCAAGCATCTGTTTATAATCATTAATGATTTGATCCCTTAGATTCTTTCTAAATTCTAGAGGATTCTGTCCACTTAGAGAAGCCAGATATTCCATAGCCCCTATATGATCCCCTTCTTGAGATAGTTTAGCAAAATCAGATACATATTTTTCAACAAGCGAGCGGTCTTCGTTAAACTGTCTTTTTTCCTGACCTAACTCATTGAACTTTTTATCCCATGCAACTTTTCCAGAATAATTATTTCTTAAATCATTTAATGAAATTTCTTGCTCTTCACCGTCAATTGTTACGGCTATTGCTGCGTCTTGAGGGATTTCATATCGCTCGTCCCCAAATTTGGCTTCGAGTTTTCGAATTTCTTCGACAATCTCTTCGACCGCCTTTTCGCCTGCGTCTTCCAGGTTTTCATCAACCGTTTTTTCTGAAACTTTGTCTTCAGCTTGACTCTCTTTTACAGCTTCTTTAACAACTTCCTTAGTTTCTTCTTTAGCTACTTTGGATGCCTCTTTCATTAGCTCCGTATCACTGCGCGAGTCAGTAGATTGGGCTAGGTCTTCAAAGCTGTGATAATTACCATCATCGTTTGTTGGCGTGGTAACGTCCACATTTGTTTCTTCACTCATTTATTTCTCCCTTATTCGCCTGCTTGGGGCTCTCCCGGTAATGGTGCTGGATCGCTAGCTGGAATTGCTCCCGTAACTTCCGTACCTTGATTAGTTTGTCCTTGGACTAGAGCTTGCTGCTGTTCCGCACTTTGTGGCACAAATCCCTCGCGATAGAACATTGGAAAATGGTCTAACTGAGCCAACTTTGCTTGAAACAATGGATTTTCTTGCGCCTTTTGCATCATAATAAACTCATGAATAGCGACGTGCTCTTTTAGAGCCTCACGCATTTCTGGAGGCACTTCTTCCTTAAAAGATCGGGCTTGCATAGCTTTAGCGTGTACGCGCCAGTGTACGATTTGGTCTTCAAATTCTTCAGGATCGGCGACTGGCTCTCCACTAAGTATATCTTCGTTCTCACTTTCAGCAGAACGTACACCCTCTGCAATGAGAGTGGTAACTTTATCGACAGAACCTAGGTCTAACAGTTCAACAATTTGTTCCGGCGAAAGAGCGTCAGGTTTGTATTGAATAACTTCTATGATTCGTTGCGTCTTTCCGGCTTTAAGGTCTGCTAGGGCGTTGCCGTTTTCAATCCTTACGTCATAAGATTTCTCTAAATTAGCAGAATCGAAATATTGAATTATATATCTATTATCTTTTCCTACGATGCGAAGCATTCTTCCGTCATCTGGTTCATAGTAATCCCCCGCTACTGCAAGCGTCTTTTTAGCTATAGAGCGTATAAACGTATTTGCTTTAGAAATTTCCGTACTAGCGCGTTCAGTCTCCTGCTCATTAAGAAATTGCAGGGCTACGGCTGCTGTTACACCGCTAGGAGGTTGTCCACGAGATACACCGTGAACCGCATAAATTTGTTCCATCTCTTCTTTTAGCTTATCGCGGAATGCGTAGGCTTCGGGCGGATTGGGCTGAGTCTGTAGTAGTTGAGGCGGGACCGGACCCTGGTACTGTACTATTGTATTATCGTTCCCTAACGACTCTATTTTACAAGCGCCTTTAGGCATAACCCATTTAGCGTGTCCTGTAAGATATAAATTTTTAGTCAACAATGTACTTAGATTATTGTGCATGTTTTGAATAGGTTTTACAACTTCATATTGAGATACGCCATGTAAAACTTCAGGAATATCTAGATCAGTAAGACGCTCACAAGGAAATTGTCCATGCGAGTAAGGTAGTTCGCCTTCTTCTAGCACCACATCTTTAGTAAAAACAATCTTTTTACCTTGAGGTACATATTTAGAAAATCTATGATAGAATTCAAATACAACTACGGCATCTTCCATACGAGAAGTTTCCAATGCAGCTATATCAAATTGAAATTGATTAGAATCAGCCTTAATCTGTTTTTCATGGGCAGGATATTGTTTCTTCAAATCATCTACGTGTTCAATTTTAATGCGAAACATGTAGTCGCAATCCTCAAAACGATCTTGCAATTGCAATAGGATTTTCCAAGGCACTTCTAAGGTGTAACATACGTCGCCAATTTTTAGATTGGAAGGTACTTGCATAGGCTCGTTATTTTCATCTTCAATAACATTTCCGGCGTCGGGGTGTTTATCCCCTTTGCTCTCATCCCATTCAATAAATAACCATGCTTCACCAAAAATTTTCTTGTGACGATGTACTCTTTGTAAGAGATGATCCATGTCATTCAGATACCAGAGATGATCCATTAACATTTTAGTGGCGCGAGCTGCCATTTTATCAGAGAATTCACTATTAGTAGGCAGTATTTGAATAGCCGGTTTAAGCCTAGTCATCTGAGCTACTTTGGTCTCAGTCATATCGTGTAAATGATTGACTACAAATCGCTCAGTTCTATTGGTAGGAATTCTTTCAGTTTGTCTATAAGTAGACCGGGAATGCGGTTGACGATATGTCATGCCTCTATAGGCTGCCAGATTAGCTTTAAGAAGATGGTGACGTCTAACGTTAAGTTTCATAAGGTCTTCACTTACCTCTTTTAGCCATTTATGCTTAGATTTCTCATCTTTAGACTCTACAGTATGCCAAGGCTTTGCCTTAACTTTCTGCGTGTCTTGATCTTCCATCAAGTTATCAAACATTGACATATTATAATTCTACCGGTTGAAATTGGTCAGATAATTCTTCATTATATTCTTTGATTTCCTCTTCTGAGGACGCCCATGACTCGGCGGGCATAAATTGAACGCTATGAGTAGCTTTTTCCATCGCCATAACGCGTGTGAGTGCTAAGAGACCTAATATTAGTGATACTAGGCTAAAAAGGCAAGCGGTTATTGCGCAAACCATTAAAATCACGTTAAGTTCCATTTATTCTCCCAAATTCCAGTCTCTACTCAAGACTTTTGTCCAATCCTGTTCAGGCTCAAATGCGTCATAATCTTCTTTAAGTGAATATCCTCGACGCGCCATATCATTTCTTTGTTTAATAATTTCCAATACTTCTATCATATTATAGTTGGCGGCGGCTACTAAGTAACGAAAACAGTCGATGAGATGGTCATTCTTTTTAGGAATATTTCCTTTATCATCTTTTGCATAATTCTCCATTTCCCAAAACAGTTTTATACAGCGGTCGCTTATATCTACTAGGTTATGTAGCATAATATCCTTTATTAGAGACAATCCATGCTCTTTCTTATGTAAATGTTTTTGAGTAGGAAAAAAATTGATTCCGTATTGATGGAGTACTTCTGTTGCAAACCAAGCGGCTGCTTCATCGTAGCACTTAACCCAGTCCTCATCTACTTCTCCTAGAGGATACATTTCAGCCATTTTCTGGTCTAAACGAGGGTAGATAGAGCGTACAGAGGTGTGCTGCTGATCTGTTTCATATATCTCATCTAATATATATAGCTTTCTAGTATAAGGGTTAATTGCGCAGATAAGAGCGGCGAAACAAGTGGTACTTCCAGGGTCAACAATACAATACCATTCCAGCTTTTTTATATCTCTCTTTATCTCCCGAATAATATCGTTATGGCTACGTACATGGCGAGTCCTATCAAGCATGGGAAATATAGCAGCGCTACCGCCAGTAACAATTTTTCCATAATATTCCCTTTCAATAACATCAAACTCACCTCTCTGTTTTAGAATCTCAATTTCCCTATCAATCTCATCTCTAGGAATATGAGGATTATCATACGAGGAGGCTTCGATGTGAACCATGTCTTCACGTTGCCGCGCTTGATCCGCCACATCAATGTATTGTTCCCTATTTCCATCGCCCATTTTTGGAGGGGTTCCAATTAATACTAAAGGCGCTTTTCTTACAATACGGTTGGGATTAAATTCAATATGCCATTGACGTTTAAAAACTTTGAATTCATCATATACGGCAAAATCGGGAGTTAATCCGTTAGCAGCTCCCCAGTTTTCAGAACCTACAATAATAATTTGAGAGCCGTTGGTCAGCGTCAATCTTGCTTCTGAATTATTAACCGCTTTTATATATTTTTTTAGTGAATCAATTCCTCCAGGTACAATACGACCTAGATTATCTCTCTCTTTTCCAAACTTAATTAATCTTTGATTGTGCCAGATAAGCTCTTTACCGTGCTTCAGTTCAGGAGCTACATAGTAGCAAGAAGAACCGGGGTGAAGTAGTGCCCAGCGCCATAAACAGTAAATTGCTGCATCTGTTTTACCCCACTTACGTCCGCACTGAATCATTACCATAGATTTAGAACCATAGAACAAATCTTTAAGGCAGGAAAGTTGACCTGTATGGGGCGTCCAATTGGCGTGCAAATCTTCCATGATTTGTTGAGTTAATAGGGCAGACTTGTCAGCCAATTCCATGTCTAGTGTTTACCTAGTACGTCTTTAATTTGAAATAGAGGGACGCTGTGTGATGCGGTAGGCTGGTCTCGCCTGCCGGCGTATAGTACCGCCACCACATTGCCAAATTTATCTAGAATAGGGGAACCTGAGTTCCCTCCGTAACTAATCGCGTTTAGATGATAAGAGGCGTAGTAGAAATTGCAGTAAAATTTAGGCTTATTGTAGCAGTAGTTTCTCAAATATATATTTGTTTTCTGAACTAGATGTCCGCGCTCAAAGCTGAGACCGCGCCCTCCCGGATGACCTACTAAATAGACAGATTCACGCTTATGAGCCTGACCTGCTACTCCTAAAGGACGAAGGTTAGGAATTCCCTCAAGAAGACATAGGTCTGCGTCCCTATCTCTATAAATAACCGCAAGGGTGCCCCCTTTTTCTTCTTCTTGATACCATGCGATTTTATCACCGTGTCGTGTAAGCCCGTCGCAAACATGTCTGTTAGTCATCGTATATTGTTTGCCACTAGCCCCTAGCACCTGAAATCCTGTGGCTGATCTGCCGCCCGCCTTTAGTTTAACAACACTCTTACCCTTATATTCATATAAATAAGTTTCATGTAACGCTCTACTAGAAATAGAGCAAATAAATAAAAGGGAGGCAAGAATACCTACTCTAATCGTGAACTTCAGAAGACTCCACATCTTCTTTCTCGCTTTCTTTAGCATCCTTTATCTCCTTGAAATCGGCATCTATTAAAAAAGGATCGGCTTTAACAATAGCGGCTCGTACCTCTTTTACATCCATTGGTCTTGTTTCTGCAATAATATCTGTTGGGTTACCTGCGTCCAATCTAGAAATTTTATCCATCTCTTGAATAATGGACATCATGGTTTTAACCTCAAACGGTTTTAACTCTTTTGGATTCCGCGCTTTTTCACGTACCCAGGTTTCTATAGAAGAAAAACAGTTGGAGAAAGTGCTATTCATCTGCTTTATTTTTGCTTCTGAATAGGAAGAGGCGAGTTCTTGCGATCTCAATATTCTCTCACTTCTCCAACCATCTTTCTTATCGATGTAATAGCGTACACCTGATATTTTCAAGCCGCAAGCGGAGGCAATCTCGCTTAATGGCTTGTAATCCATATAAAGTTGCTTGGCTAATGCAAGCTGTTCATCATTAACTTTTCTTCTTGCCATCTTTTTTCTCAGTTGCTTTGTAAATATCTAAGCAAAGGCGCATTACCTCAGAAGCCTCGTGAATATCATCCCCGCTAAAAGAGCCTTTCATAATCACGTTGTTTGCTCTCATAGCCAATTCTCTTAAGAGCGCCGAGGTGAGGTGCATAGGTAAGTTGTCCATTTTTTATTTTCCTGTAAAAAGCTTAGAAGCCGGGGGGTGAAAAGGCGTATGAAATTTTCCTCAGCTCTCTCCCTCTCATCCTTAGTTGCATCACTAGCTAGTATTGAATCAAATAGGTCTTCACATAAACCATGTAGACATTCATGGAGAAAAGTGTCTTGCTGAGTTTGCGCGTTTGTTTGCTCAAAAATTACTATATTTTTGGTCTCTACGCAAGTTTCTCCATGAGCACTTGCCGCCGGATATTTTGAAAAAGTTACATTATAATCGAAATTATTGATCTTTACCTGACTAGGTAATTTTTCTTTAGGCACCTCAACTCTCCCTGATTGTCCTACAATAGTACTACTAGGTGAAAACCACAAGTGCGGTATTTCTGTGTATAAATTACACTCGCTGCGCTCCTGTAATTTCGCGCACTTAGCGGGGGCGCGTTTCTACCAAATCTCGGGGGGTTACGTTCGGGGGAAAAATGGCAAAATATATGTACGTGTCTATATTATTGATATCATTGGCTATTTACAAGGCACCCTCCCCTATCAAAGGCGGGGGGAGGACGTGGCAGTGCTAAGTTCTAAGAGGCTTTGTTATTGGGTGAGTGATGGCACAGCCTATTTCATTCAATGTAATCTTTTCATACTATGTTATCAGAGCATAGTAATGCCGTAGCAGGGGGAAGACATGCCCAGCCTTGGCGAGGGGAAAGAAGAAAGCCGAGACTTCGCGCCTCGGCTCATGATGTGAAGAATATCACGGTAAGTTGACTCTTATTTAGATCGTTGCGACTGCAACTTTGTTATCAATCTTTTAGCACCTATTACAGTATTAACCTTATATATGTTATAATCCAAATCCTGTACTGTAATTACATTATCGGTAAAATTATCGTGGATGTACCATCCTTTATATGTAAAAGTGTACATTACTTTCTCCCCTGCCTTCGCGCCTTCTTCATTGCTCTCATTGCTTTATTGACTCGAACCAATTGCTCAAATGCGAGCCTGGCTTCTTGTCTATACTTTATAACACATTTCTTATTAACCTTATTCTTATTTTGCATAGAAGTCGTAGAAGTGTCCAAGTGCTTCCTCCTTAGTATTGAATCTGTTAAGTAGAATGGCTCCTTCTGGCATCTCATATCTTACTATTCTATAAAGATTATCTACCGTTTTAATTAATATCCATTTCTTTTCTTCAATCATTGTTAACTCCTGCTCTTAGTATAGTACATTGCCGCGGTGGTGTCAAGTGAATTAATCAATTTATTTTTCTTTTATTTTCTCTTGACTTCTCATTGACTCGGTGCTAGCATGTTTTATAGAGGAGGTGCTTATGAATAGATTAGAGCATTTAACAGGCAGTATTGCTATAAGTTGGCTGTTATGGGAACAAACGAACAACCCTTTATGGTTTAACAGCTATAGTCGTAGTCTTCGCTTACTTAATAAGGAGAAAAAGACATGGTAGAAGAATACCTAAATGTGCTGCATGGCGTACAGTCAGACTTATTAACATGGTACTATGATAGAGTTGCGCTGGAGAAGTTGCAATCTTACATTACTGGATATACTAGAAGCACTACTGAGATGGATAAGAATGTATTAGAACTATTTAGTCAAGTCTGGTTTATTGCAGACAAACGTATAAAAGACCTTCGATGATAAATCATTTTGGGGATACTATTAACTGGCGAAAGCTGTAAGCTTGAGCGTTACCGGAGGTAACTTGAATAATGATGAACTTTACACTCTTTGTATTTTGTATTATTTGGTTAATGATGGGCTGGGCTCTTCTATCATTTACACAACATTAGAAAAAAGGAGGTATTTTGATGAGCAATCTAGTGAAGAATTTTATACTACTGCTAATTATGATCTCGATAACTGCTTTACTATTCACTAGTTGTCGTGTTGTCACGCCTAGCTCTCTGGAGGTGTATAATGATAAGGTCAAGAAGAAGTAGAGGGTCTAGGTCTGGGTCTAGGTCTTGGTCTAGGTCTGGGTCTGGGTCTAGGTCTTGGTCTAGGTCTTGGTCTGGGTATTGGTCTTGGTCTTGGTCTAGGTCTGGAGGTGTATCGTGATAAAGTCAAGAAATAAGATTGGATGGTGTGATTGTCATCAAGCCCGAATTGCTAAAGGGAAAAAAGTGTTACCTGGACAAATTGTACTTTATATTGAAGTGGAGACAAATGATGAAGGAATCTGTCTATATTGTGGACATTACACACAAAAACATAGACCTAAACGCGGGCGTCCGAAAAAGAATAACGAAGCTGATTTAACTAAGGAGCACTATAATGAAGGAATTACAACAAATCGTCAGACCGAGGGGTATAGAAGTCCACGGACAAGAGGCTGACAGGGCAGACGCTATCGCCTATCTAGAGAACCTAGAGATTGAAAGGGAGCTGGAAAAAAGACGGAGCAGTGAAGAGTATAAACAAACATTGTTTAAACAGAGAGAAGCCGCTAAAAAGTACAGTAAAAAGGCGGCTAAATCAAAAGAGGACGCGTTATGCGGCTCGCACCTTGATCTTAAGTGGTATAAGTCTAACAGAAAGCTTTATATTAAGGGGACCGGGGCTTACATAACTCAAAGGGAATTGACGCGGTTTGTCAAGAACGGTGGAGACTTTAGTGTGGAAGTTGACGGAGAATGTGCTAAGACAGAGTTGCTTTACAGATTGTGTGCGTCTCAGATTGTTGGAGAGAATACGGGTGACCATAGGGCAATGATTAACTTTATAAGGAGTGGGGTTCCTGCCCAATCAGAGATTTCGCACCGAGGCGAATAGATATGGCATATATTGACGTAGAGCAGGTTATGTATATAACTTCCGCGATTTGGAGTGGACAGTGTGGGATAGAGGATATAATACTGGTACCGATGGAGGATTTAGAGGCTTATGGCTTCTAGACGAACATGGATTTCATGCTCTTTAGATTGGTACTTGTAGGAGTGAAGTTCTAGGATAAGGGCGTCATCTAGGTTCAAATTTGGTGTACCTCTATCATTGTACCTTTTATCAAAGATGAGGTCAATCAGTGTTTTTTCTAGGTTAGAAAGATCAGAGCCTCTTAGATGGATGGAGCCATCTTTCTTTAGAGCGCGCGGAAGCCCATATTTGAGTTCTAAACGAATTCCCATGGTTTGGGTGTCAAATGAGTCTCGGAAGGCTGAGAAGGCGGTTTGAAGCTCTGAGGATTGAATAAATTCAAGTATCTGGTCTCCCCAGGCGCGCGCTTCTCGTGTACGTTGTCGATTACGGTAATAATAGTTGTTGATAGAGAAAGGAGGGAAAGGAAGAGTGAAAGAAATGGTTATTTCGGAATTGGTAATTGTTTTAGGATTTATAGACATGTCCCCTCCCTTCGGGAGTAAGACAGCTCTATAGACATGTCTATCTAAACTAGGTATATATGTCAATAGTAAATATATAGGAACCCAATGTTTACAACTAGTTATTAGCGTAGCGTCTGACTCGTCCTAGTTGCGCCGTTTAGTGTAATTTCAAGTACTTATAAGCCTTGTACCTGATTTCTACTAGTTAGACTGACAATATAAAGCTTATTTACACACTAATTGCACACTAATTGCAACGGCTGTGCAAATAGGAATAATTTCAAGTAGTTAGGCTGAGTAAATAGTGAACATTAAGAAAATATTTGATTTTAAGAAGAGTATAGGTTAAGATAAGAGGGGAATTATGGAAGAACAAGAGATTAATAAAACTATAGCGGAATATATGCATCCTAGGGCAAGAAGCGCAGGGTTTAATGCAGCAATATCAAAAAAATACACCACCTCCCTTGATGCTTGCATACCTGTAGTTGAGAAGTTGGGTTTTAACTGGTGGGATATAACTAAGAAAAAGCAACAATGGTTTGTAAATAAAGTCCATCTTGTTGAGACTGAAATTAGGTATGAATACCATTGTAGTTTTCAAGATTCAGATTACGGTATGACGGGAGCCGTTGCAGAGTCCCCCGCCCTAGCACTAGCCACAGCACTGGCAAAAGCAATTAAGGAAATTAACTAACCCATATAATAAATATTATGTGGGGTAAGTAAAGGATTGAAATATGGTCACAAGTGAAGGAAGGATAATTATTATCAATGGTCACGCATGGAAAGACGTGACCAATGAAACGTCCACGGGTCCAGTATACAACCTGGAGGATGTTGTAGCGTGTGGAGGCAAAACTCCTTGGATTATAAGCACATCAGGTACACCTAAACCGAGAAATAAAAAGAGAGTGATGAGTAGTTTTATAGAGAATAAAATGAAGCGTAAAAGTAAATACCCCCGATAATGAACATTATATGGGGTAAGTAAATAGAAAGATTATTACATGAGGAGGATAAAAATGGTTAAGTATGACGAAAAGAGACTAGAGAGATTTGAAGTAGCCTACAAGGAACTGTTTCACCAGGAGCCGGACATGGATGATAGTGTAGTTGCCTCAATGAGGCTTATGTTCGATAGGCGAACGGATGAAATGCAGGGGAAGTTGGATTACTGTGACAAGCTTAATAGGAAGCAGGCTAAAAAAATTTCCCAGCTTCTGGGTTATTAGAGAGGAGGGAGAGTGAATAACACAAAGACCCAATCATGGTGCCCCACTTGTGGGCAGAATGAAAGAGCTACGGAGCGAATAGACGAGCTTACCGAGCAGTTAGAAACCTTGAATAAGATAGGATTAGAGAGTGATAAGTACAAAGAAAAATACGAGAACAACGAACTCTCTATGTTTGAACGTGAAATGTATAGAACCCTCACCGAAAAACTCACCCTCGAAACCCAGAGAAGGGAAGAGGCTGAAAAGGCGTTGGGGTTTTATGGGGACTGGGACACATGGGAAAAGTTTGACTTGAACCTGCCGTTTCAATGCATTAAGGACGAGGACTTGCAATCCGACCACGGAGGCAAAACCGCCCGTGAACACTTTAAAAAATGGGGGAGTGAATGAGTGAAACATTTGAAGATGTGAAAATTAACAGTAGGTTTAACGAGTACAATAAAGGGTTTGCTCCGTTTGCGTTAGAGGCTTTATGCAAAAGGTTTTACGATGCAGGGTTTGAGCACACTGACAGAATACGGCGAGACCTCGTAATTTTAGGTAAGGACTCTACAAATAGAGCTAACAAACTAGGTGAACAACTAACCGAAAAAGATAAGCTCATAGAGGAAAAACATGCCTAAACTAAAGATCAATTTTGAAATTACTGGCGAGACTCGGGACGATTTAGAAAAAGCGTTGCGCACTGTGATCACTGATTTGTGTGAACTAGAAAATTCTGTTATAATGGAATGGGACGGGGAGTTAGATGAGGACAATTACGCAGTCTCAGGTTATTACGGCAAGCATAATGTGGAGTTTGAATATGAGATTTAGCGAAGAACAAGTTGAGAAATTGGTTAGTGATCTGAATAAAGAGAATACGGAGCTTCTTAGAGAGAACGCGGAACTGCGCGGATTTATCATTGGAGTCAAGGACTATTTAGAGGTGCATCCTACCGATACAATTCTATATAATAAGATTTTGAAATTTCTAGAGGAGCAAGAGTAATGCTGAGCTACCGATTTGAAAAGTATGATCTGAAAGAAAATAAGAGAACCAATGTCTATTTTGAGGTTCCCGAAGAAGTAGACCTAGCCGAGTTACGAAGCTATTTTTATGACTTCTGCGCCGCCTTAGGTTATCAGGTCCAAGGAGATTCTAATGACCAAGAAACTTAGAGTATTGGTTGCCTGTGAATACTCAGGCACGGTTAGAGACGCCTTTACTGCTTTAGGACATCACGCCGTATCCTGTGATCTGCTTCCTACAGATAACCCAGGGCTCCACTATCAAGGCGACGTATTTGATATAATTGAAGAAGGATGGGACTTAATGATTGCTCACCCTCCTTGTACATATCTGTGTAATAGCGGAGTCTCTTGGCTTCATAGACAAGAAGGTAGATTTGAAAAAATGATAGACGGAGCCACTTTTATGCGTCGTTTAATGGACGCGCCTATTCCTATGATAGCGGTAGAGAATCCGATTATGCACAAATACGCTAAAGAGATTATAGGTAGAGGACAAGATCAAATTGTTCATCCCTACATGTTTGGTCATAAAGAACAGAAAGCTACGTGCCTATGGCTAAAAGGGTTGAAGAAATTGGAAGAAACTGATAATGTTAAAGAAGAA